TCTTCAAAATTATCTTCAAAATTATCTTCAAAATTGTTTCTCCCTTTATTAAGAATGTCGTATATTTTTCCTTTAGTACTATATTTTGTTTTTCCTGTTTTTCTTCTTTTATATACAAGAGGTAAATTGTCTTCAAAATTATCTTCAAAATTATCTTCAAAATTATCTTCAAAATTATCTTCAAATTCTACATCATCATCTTCAAAATTTTCTTCAAAATTTTTTTCAAAATTTATTTTCCATTCACTAACCCCTTTTTTAAATAAATTAGATAGGGTTGGAATAATATTTTGAGGTACGTTAGATGCTAATAAAGCTTCTTCTATTGTAACAAATTCATTATATACAACCGCATTTTTTCCTTCACTTGACACAACTGTAAATAATCCATTACTATCATTATATTTCAATAAGATCTCATTTCTGTTTTTTTGACCAATAACATCAGTAAATAAAATGAATACGTTATTACCACGCTTGGATAACATTAATTCAATATTATTATTATTCCTTATAACATAGTCCATTATAATATTAATAAAGAAATTTAATTAAAGAAAATTAAAGAAGTAAAAAAGTAAAATGTAAGTAAAAAGAAAGATGGAGTATTATAGTGAATCTAGAATGAAACGGGCTCTTTGTCAGCCAATGTTTCTAATAAACGCAGAATATAACTTGAACGATGATTGGATATTTGAAGTTCAAGGTTATAGTGGTTCAAATTACGAAATTTCTATATCACCTTTGGTAATGAAATGTAATTGTCCAGATTTTAAACAAAGAGAAAAAATTTGCAAACATTTATATTTTATTATAGGAAGAGTTGCCAACGATACTAAATCCATTCAAAAATTAAAGGATAATAATATTTTTACTATAAATAATTCATTTTCTCAAATACTTAACCAAAGACTTAAATCAAGATTGGAAATTAAACAAGTATTTGAAGAAGATTGTGATAGTGACTGTGTTATATGTTTTGAAGTACTAAAAGAATCAAAACATATAACAAAATGTAAAACCTGTAATAATAAATTTCACAGTAATTGTTTGCAAAGATGGCTCGCAAATAAACAAAGTTGCCCTTTGTGTAGGTCTAATATCACTATTGACCAATCTCAATTATCTCAAGATTCTTTAGCCCATTTTAACAATTTGGTTATTAATAATTCTGTGTAAGATAACAGTATTATAAGCAGTACACGAAAATATAATAAACAACATAAAACTAATTAGGAATAAATAATACTTATATTTAGATAGATAAGGATTTATTACATTACTTATATATTCTTGCGTTTCCTCTTTTTGCAATTCATTAGCAAAAGATTCTATTAATTTGGATATCATCATTATTAATTGTAAATATTATTCTATAATTATAAAACCGAATGGAATTAAATGAATCTAAATTTATGCCTTTTGGTTCTCCAACAGATTCTGAAAAACCCCAATTTAAAGGGTCGTGGGTTTTATATGGTCACGATAAACCAAAAGAGTCCCAGGACGGGTACGATACATTCAGTGATCGTTATAAACCCAAATCAATTAATAATATTATTAATAATAAAAACAATATTAAAATTTTACATTCATGGATCAAAGATAAATTTGAATATAAAAAATCCGGGTATGATTACGCCTTAGTAGTTGGTGAATCGGGGTCTGGAAAATCAGAATTTATAAGAATGTGCTTTCAAGATTTGAATTACAGTTTAATAGAATATGACCAAAGTATTAACAATGCAGAGATGGAAGTAATAAAAAACAGTATTATTATTTCCAGTATTGAAATGTTGCTTAACGGAGGGAAAAGAAAGGGAGTATTAATAGATAATTTTAATGATAATTTATCATTAAGTCAAGTTACAGATATTCTTAAATTTTTAAAAACTGAAAAATCCACATCTCCTACCATATTTGTAACTTCGGGGGAATCTAAATTGACAGACCTATTAAAAGGTAACGTTTTATACATAGATTTTACATCTCCTACAGATAAAGATCTGTTTAAGTTTGGTAAAAAAATATGCGTCAAAGAACAAATTAATATAACAGATTCTGCTTTAAAAAAGATTATTGTAAATTCTGGCTCAGAACTTCGAGGTTTTTTGAGCACATTAGGTGTTTTAAAAGGAAAAAATGAAATAAATGATGACAATATTGACGATATTCAAACAACAATCCAAAGAGATATAAACCTTGATATTCAATCAACAATTCTTATGTTTGTAGACCCGGATAAAACTAAAGAAGAGAAATTCGATTTTAATAATAGACTTAGATTCGTTTCTATGCATACATCCTCTGTTATTCAAGAAAACTATCTTTCGTTGGTTAAAAAAGATACTTCCTTGGAAGATTTAAGCAAGATAGCAGATTCTATATCTTGTGGTGATATTATGAAATCGTTTATGCTGACAAATCAAGCTTGGGAATTATCTGTAATTACGGGGATTATAGGAACTGAAATTCCTAGTTATTATATAAGAAAAAATTACAAAGTTGTAAAGAAATTCAAAATCCCCAATAGATTCGAAAGTAAAAAAGAGATAGGGTTTATTAAAATGGATATACAAGATATGTATTATTCGTTAAGTAGGGTTTTATTTCCTTTAAAACAAGATTCTAAATGGATAAAAAATATGAAAAAATCTTCAGAAATTTTTAGAAATTATATGCAACAACATCATATAGATAAAGACAAAGCTATTAAAATAATAGGTGCAAGTTATGCTTTTCAAAATCACGAACCTACAGTTATTAGGAAAATTAAAACTAAATTTAGAAACGAATGGAATTTATTGGAAAATTAAATGTTTGTTTTGCTTAAGAATGAACGCTAAAAGATTTGTAAAAAACTTAGTTGATGCAACTGGCGAAACTAAGGCTCATAAAATTATGCTAAATTGTTATAAAGATTTAATTAGAAATAAACTTTTACACAACAAGTATACATTAGAAATAATAGGCACCGATCTTAAAAATTTTTTAAAATGGCTATCCACCGTTAAAAAAATTAATGCTCGTCCAATTTCAAGTGATCTATTAAAAATTGATAAAATTGATAAAGATACTGATCCTGAAAATATTAGAGATTTTATAGATTCAGTTTTTGATAAACATTTAAAACAATCTAATATTATATTAAGGGTAGAATACAACGTTCTTAAAATTCTAAATTGGATGAATACAACACAAGGAATATCAAATACTAATGCAAAAAATGAATTAAAAAAGTATTTACGATCGTTTTACGATATAAATGACGATATTGATGTTGATACAATTTTTGAAACAATAAACAACATATTTGTGGAATATTTTAATAAAGACTATGATTTCTATGACGAAAGGTTTAAAAAATCGGAATTAAAATGGATTGAATTAAAAATTAAACAAGCAAACGTACCTAAATTTGAAATCATAAATAAATACAATGAAATAAGAGGAGAACAAATAGTTGAACTAAAAAGAAAAGTGGAAATTATTGGTAAAGGAAAAGGGGGAAAGAAATTAGCAAAAACAGATGTAATTTTACAAGGTGGTTTAGATAGTACTTTAAAAACAGATTATGAAAACTTGGATCTATTAGGATCTACGTTTGGTTCTGGTGATGATATGTGGGATGTGAAAAAAATTTGGGAAAATCAAGTTTTTAAATATATTAGAAACAATAAACTTAAACCTAGAACCGTAAATAGAAATTCGTTGTATATTTATACTATCTTTCTTGTTTTTAAAAATGTTACAATAGAAGAACTAGAAGAGATAGCTGTAAATAATGGTTTAGAAGTAGATACAAATAGTGTTTCTAAAAAAGGATATGCTGTTTCCGAATTAACCAAAATGATTGGTAAAGGGTATATGACACAGTATAAAGAGAAATTAGAAAAGTATTTAAATCCAACTTTGGATATCAAAAAAGTAATAACATTTCTTAAAGATAATGAAATCCCCTCAAAAAATATTTCCGATATTAATAAAAAAATAAATTCTTTGCTAGGTTCTAGTTTTACTGAAAGAAAAAGAAATGAAGCAGTATATAAAGTATTAAAAGATTCAAATTTAAGAGATTACGGCATTAAAATTACTAGAAATCTAATAACCGATATTTTACAAAATTAAGTTTGGTAATATTTTTGAGCAACTTTAGAAGCAGCTTTCTTTTTCTGTTCAATAGTTGGTTCTCCAACAACAGGATATAAATATTTTTTAGCCATAGTTTCTCCAATCGTTACATCCCTAACCAAGTCTGGAATATCTTCTGCTTCTGCCTTATTTCTATATTGCAACATAGTTTCAAAAGTACTAAAATCAAAATTTGGTTCAAAAGAACTATAAAACAGTTTTGGAAATTTTTCAAAAAATTCAGAATACTTAATTTTTACATTTTTTTCAGATAATAAAACAGAATCACTTCTCAACTCTTTAACAGTTTCAATAATTTTGGTTGTTGACCAATCCATTGTAATATATATATATATATAAGGTTATTAGTTTTTAATTCCAACTAACAGACGCATTTTCAAATCCTTCAATAGTTCCGTTATTATTAGACATTAGACTTTTAACATTATTATTAGGTTTAATAGTATTACCCGGTAAATAACCCGGTGGTAGTTCACCCCTAATATTCCCACCTAACTGGTTTCCTTGGTAACCAAATTTTTTAGCATGTTCTAGTGTATCCCAGGGATGGTCTTGGAAATATGTAGACATTCTTGCCTGATTTAAAAACATCTGAAATCTACCCTGTTCTCCATCCGGAGTATCGAATGATTTACTATTCCAATTAAAGGGATTACTCTTTTCCAATAGTGAAGGCAAAGTGTCAACATTTTCACTTTTTACACTTTGTTCATTTTGTTTAAAAAGAAGCTGTGATAAATTACCAGTTTTGTTTGCTAATTGGTTTGATATAACATTATCACCACTAAATGTAACATTTGATTTACTATGCATTATTTAAAAGAAAATATTTTTAATTTGAATTAAAATTCTAAAATAGAAGTTTTTGATTCTGATTTAACAATCCCTTTAACATCTCTTTGGTCATTTTGGTCTTGGTAATCTTCTTGGTCATCAGAATCTTCAGAATCTTCAAATTCACTTTCTCTAATCTGATACCCTCTTACAATATCTGCCAAAGTTCTAAAATCATTAGGTTTTTTAATTTTTTCAATAATCCAAAAATCTGAACAAGATTTTGAAAGTAAGAAATTATAACTCATCCAAAAATATCCACCCTCACCCCATTCTTTACCCCAACTATTTCTTACCAAAAATAATTGTTTACTGTCATCATACCCACACAATAATACAGTATGACCCCCAAGCACTTTTTCATTTTCTTTAGGATCTTTCATTACCCCAGTTGATTCAACACCTTCTAGATCTTCAAAAGATTCATAAACAGTAAACCCAAAAGATACTGGATGTCTTAGGATTAATGCTGATTTAATACAAATAATATTATGTTTAACTTTTTTATACTGAACAGATTTATATTTTTGTGCATCCAAATAGGCTTCAACACTTGGTTTAACGTTAAAAAAATTTGTTTTATATGGAAACTTAGATTCATTACATACACCCAATTTATTTATAACCTTAATACTATCCCTTATACTAGAACCAGAATCATACTCTGTTGTATTAGTTATTACTCTTTCATTATAGTATAAGAATAATCTAGATGGTTTAATTTCAAGGTCTTTAAATTGTAACTTATATTCATACTCAAAAACTGTACACAATACATTTGCAGTACATGAACCTAACTCCCCTTGATCATAAATTTCTGGAAATAGGTTACTATCTCGTAAATCAATTTTATCAACAAATTTTGCAATAGTCTGAAACTCTACTATTTTATCTCTCAAATCAGGCAAATCCTTCTTCCAACCATAATTTTTATTACGTATTGTTATTGGAAATGATTCCTCGAAATTTCCAGAAAACCAGTTACCCATTATTACATTATTTACATTATTTTATATTTTTTAAAACGTAACTAACGTTGTTTGTGAAAACTGAAGAATAAAAGAACATTTACGACACTTGCAATAAAAACATCAACTGAATAATGCAGTCTAGTTCCAATAATAACAATAAAACCAATAATATCATAAATGATTAATAACAAATTAGCCAACGGGGAATTTAAACAATAATAACTCAAAAATAAACTAGACATAACCATCATACTTGTATGACCCGAAAATATTAAATCATTACACCCTTCTTGATATATTATGTTTAGTATACCCCTCAACATAGTATTAGGTTCATTATTTTTTTCCCATTCACATTTACACTTTACTGATGGTGAGGGTAGGACAGTAATACTAAACGAAATTGCTCTAATTAAGTAAATTATAGCTGTTAGTAATAAAAATTTAAAACTATTCTTTCCCCTGTCTGTAATAATAAAAAGAGATAAAGGGATTATTGGTATATAATCTGAATATTCATGCCAATCTCTCATATTTTCAGGCAAAGCTTGATGATAAAGGTCTGGAAGAGGGATATTTAATTTTTCTGTTCTTGCTACTTCTGTTACACATCTTAGACTTAACTGAGTGAAAACAAAAACACATACAAATAAAACTATAACACTAATGTTTTCTACTGATAATATATTATCAGGTTCAACTTGTGTTGTTTCCATATAACTTATATAACTAAAATCTAAAAATATCAAAATTTAAACAACTTTAAAAAAAAGATTTATATAATAAATAAAAGAAAGAATACGGTTACCAAATTTGTCAAATTTGTTTGTTAATAATGGATGAACTAGATTATGATAAATATGAACCTGATGAACACGTCAGGGAAAGACCCGATACTTATATTGGAGATATAGAAGTTATTACAGAACCAAGATGGATTTACAAAGAGTCCGAAAATCGTATGGTAAAAAAACAGGTTACATATAACCCTGGTCTAGAACAATGCGTAATGGAACTGATTACGAATGCAACAGACAGGGCACAAAACCCAGATAATAAAGTTACTAAGATAAGCCTAAGTATTAATGAAGATACAGTTACTATTAGTAATGACGGTGTGGGAATTAGGATAGAACTACACGAAAAACACAATATTTATATCCCTGAACTTGTCTTTGGAAATATGCTTAGTTCTTCTAATTTTAAAAAAGGGGTTAAGAAAACAGTTGGAGGTAAAAATGGAATTGGAGCTAAGGCAGCAAATATTTTCAGTACTAAATTTGTAGTTACTATAGTTTATAATGGTCAAAAATATGTCCAAACTTTTACAGATCAAATGAGAAACAAGACAAAACCCAAAATTACTAAAGTAAAAGCAAAAGACTCTGTAACGATTGATTATACACCAGCACTTGAGGTTTTTGGTATGAAAAAGTTGGACGAAAATGACACGCCAGCTCTAATTAGGAAAAGAATAATTGATGCCTCTGCGGTAACTAATAAGAATGTTGTAGTAACCTTTAATGGAGAAAAAGTATCTACCAAATCATTTGAAGATTATATTAATCTATACATCGGCAACAAGACGGAATCTCCTAGAGTTTTCGTAGAGTCTGATAGATGGACAGTAGGATTCGCACTAAACCCTTACCCCAACGCAACACAAATCTCCTTTGTAAACGGAATTTGTACTGAAGATGGTGGGAGCCATGTTACTCATGTTTTGGAACCAGTGCTAAATCGTGTAGTAAAAGAGTTGTCGGAAAAACATAAAGAGCTAACAATTAGGAAGACTTACATCAAAGATAACATTATCATTTTCGTAAAATCTTTGATCGAAAACCCCACATTTGATTCACAAACAAAAAGACATCACACTTCTAGGCCAATGAACTTTGGGTCTAAACTGATACTCAGCGATGATACAATTAAGAAAATTATTAAATTGGGAATTACCAAGGGTATTATGGAAATTGCAAAAGCTAAAGACCTTAAAGGCCTTAAAAAAATTGACGGAAAGAAAGTTTCTAGAATTATACATATTGATAAATTAGATGATGCAAATTATGCAGGAGGTGAACATTCTCACAAATGTACTTTGATTCTTACAGAAGGAGATTCAGCCAAGGCTACAGCATTAGCAGGAATTAGTGTAGTTGGTAAAGATCATTATGGAGTATTTCCGTTGAAGGGAAAGTTGTTGAATGTCAGAGATGCTTCTGCTCAGAAAATTGGGAAAAATGAAGAGATTATTAATATCAATAAGATTTTAGGTCTAAGTAAAGATGAAAAAGATGTTTCGAATTTGAGATATGGTAAAGTTATGGTTATGACAGATCAAGATTCTGTTACAGGTGATACACCACTACTTCTTAAAAAAGATGGGAAAATAGTTATTAAGAATATAGAAGATATGTACACAGATCCTTTTGAATTTGAAAATATGGTAACCGCAAAAGAGTATTCGAAATCTGATTATGAAGTATGGTCAGAAATAGGATGGACTAAAATTAAACATGTAATGAGACATAAAACTACCAAGGAAATATTCAGAGTAATGACACACACTGGATGCGTTGATGTTACCGAAGATCACTCACTACTTGACGATAAAGGAGAAAAAATAAAACCTACGGAGTGTAAGGTTGGAACGGAATTGTTGCATAGTTTTCCTATTTTGGAAGAAAATAGAATTAATATTCCAGATAATTTGGAAAGTCTTAATGTTACTGACCTACGTAAATATGCATTTCAAATAAAGTTGAGGTCATACAAAACATCAACAAAACCTGAAATTATAAAATTACTTTGTAAATATAAAAATCAAAAACCAGAAATCTTAAATAACACCGAAAACTATTATTCGGACAAAGAAACAGAATTTAATAAAACTAAACAAGAAAAAATAGATGTAATTCCAGACAATCTTAGTAAATTACCAAACCCCCAAATTAGTAAACTTGCCGTAAAATTAGGCCTCAATATAAAAAATGTAAAACACGTTATAAAAAAAGATTTTATTTCTAAAATTAATGAATATAAATCTGTTTTAGAAGCAGACGAACTAGATATAGATAAACTAAACATAGTTGAAAAAAATTGTATATTCAAAAGGGTAAATGATACACTAAGTATCACACCAGAAGAAGCATGGGTTACGGGATTCTTTATGGCTGATGGAAATTGTGGTATTGGGAAAGATAAACAAAAAACTGTAACAGCTTCTTTGAAGCCGCCCCAAAGGGGTTGGTGTATCAGCAATTGTGACCTATCGTTACTCGAAAAATCTAAAAAAATATTGACTAAGATTTATGGTGATGAATTCAAAATATATGAAGTACCGTTGAGAGAGGATAGTTATGGAGTTAATGATAAATATAGACTTTCTTTGCTGAAAACTAGAACCAAAAACAAATATATTGTTGAAAAATATAGGAAGTTGTGTTATTACAAAGATTGGAAATACATTCACCAAAATATTCTCAACAGTAACAAAGAAATAAGACAACAAGTCTACGACGGATACTATGCAGGAGACGGAAGACATGACTTAACTGTATCAAATGTTATTGATATAAATGGGAAGATTACTACACAATGTCTGTATTATTTGGCTAAAAGTTTGGGTAAAGTTGTATCGATAAATCACCTTGAAAGAAAAGATAAAGTGTATACACTTTGTGTAGGAATTCGTTATAACAGAGACCCAATCAAAATTAAAAAAATATTTCGACTTGGACGTCAAAATGATTATGTTTATGATCTTGAAACAGAAAATCACCATTTTCAGGGGGGAATTGGAGAGGTTGTTCTGCACAACAGTGACGGTTTCCATATAAAGGGGCTTGTAGTGAATTACCTGGCATGTTTTTGTCCCAAATTGTTATCGAATAATTTTGTTTATTCTTTGCTTACACCAATTATAAAGGTATTTAAATCGACAAATGTAAAAAATTTTTATAACATACAAGATTATGAAACGTGGAAAAGGGAAACTACAGGAAGTAGTAGCTGGAGAGTTAAATATTATAAAGGATTGGGTACTTCATCAGCAGCTGAAGCAAAGGAATATTTTAGGGATTTGAAAAATAATAAAGTTGGGTATACTTACGACAACAGCGTAGATTCGGAAGATTATGTTAATTTGGAACTGGCTTTTTCCGAATCAAAGAAAACCAATACAGATAAACGAAAAGAATGGATTAGTGAAACTATGAAACTCATAGATGAACAAAAGAAGACGGGTAAACTTATTGTAGACTATAATGAAAAGACAGTATCTGTAAAAACATTTGTTAAAGGTGAACTAGCACTACACTCTTTGTACGACAACCAAAGAAGTATTCCACATTTCTGTGATGGACTTAAACCGTCACAAAGAAAAATATTGTACTCTGCACTAAAAAGGAACTTGTATAGAAAATCAGACGGTTCAGGAGAAATAAAGGTTGCTCAATTTAGTGGTTATGTATCAGAACACAGTGGATATCACCATGGTGAAGTTTCACTACAAGGCGCAATCATTAATATGGCACAAGACTATGTTGGATCAAATAATATGAACATTATGTTTCCTAGTGGGCAATTTGGGACTAGACAAAAGGGTGGAAAAGATGCTAGTAGTTCTAGGTATATTTTCACTCATTTGAATAAATGGGTTAAAAATGTTTTTAATGAAAATGATAACAAGTTGTTGAATTATTTGGAAGATGATGGTGTTATGATTGAACCTGAGTACTATGTACCAAATATTCCAATGTTGCTTGTTAATGGTTCTGATGGTATTGGTACTGGTTGGTCTACGACAATTCCTCAGTACAACCCCAAAGATATTATAAATAATTTGAAACGTTTGATAAAAGATGAAGAAAATGAAATAGTTCAAATGGATCCTTGGTATAGAGGTTTTACAGGAACTATTGTTAAAAAGGATACTCATACTTGGGAAGTTACGGGAGTGTTGCAGAGAATGAAACCAAGTAGTTCTTATCAAGATATAGAAGTTACTGAATTGCCTATTGGTTTATGGACACAAGACTTTAAAGCACACCTAAGTGTTTTAGAGCAATCTGACACAATTGTTAATTACAAAGATAACTCTGACGATACAAAGATTAAATTTAGAATTAGATTTAGAAAACTATACTTGTCCAAGACTAACGACTATGACATTTATAAACTTTTGAAGATGACAAAAAACATAAAGGATTCAAATATGCATGCATTTCAGTGTGACGGTAGTGTTAAAAAATATGAATGTGCTGAAGAAATACTTTGGGATTTTTTCCAGCTTAAGAAATCATTTTACACAAAGAGAAAAAATTATATGGAAAATTCACTAGAATCAAGTTTGGAAAAACTAAATGAAAAAATGAGGTTCATACAGATGGTTATGAATAGTGAACTAATCGTCTTTAGGCGTAGAAAAACACAGATTGTTGAAGACTTGGAAAAATTAAACTTTAAGAAAATAGCAAGTAATAGTACAAGTCCAAACTTTGATTATCTTATTAATATTAGTTTGAGTAGTTTCACCGAAGAAAAATTGTTAGAATTGCAAAAACAGATTGATAAAAATAGTCAAGAGTTGTTTACTCTAAAATCAAAGAGTTGTAATGATCTGTGGATGGAGGATCTTGAATTGGATATGGAGCCTGATTCAAAAGAATAAAATAATTTTATTTAGTTTAAATTAAAAAAATAAAAAATTATCCATTAGTAAAAGAATGCTCTCGGCTTCAGGTGATTTAAAAATGAAAGAATTAATAAAACTAGTTTTTATCTATAATGCGCTAGAAAAAGGGTGGGTAGTAAAAAAGGGTAGAAGTATAAATTCGTTTGAATTCACAAAACCGTTGGGGTTTACTGAAACAAAAAATAAAAATAAACATTTATTTATTAGACGTTCTATTTCAGAACCTTTAACTCAATATAATATTGTGTAACGTTCAATACCGTTCAATTAATTTAAAATTACTTGACAAAATTAAATGGAACTTGATATTAAAAGATTTGATCCTAATTTATTAAGACGTAAAAGTTCGGTTATATTAGTTATCGGAAAGAGGGGTTGTGGTAAAACTACTATTATAAAAGAGTTGAAAAGTTATTTAGATTTTACTAATAGTTTAGAATTTACTCCTATCAAATCAGAACATGTTCATACTAAATTTGACTCTAATATTTTAAAAAAATTTATTAAGAATCAAAATGAAACAGATGAACCTGGTGTTGTTATATTGGATGATATGACACAAGACCATTCAACTTTTAAATCTTCGGAAACAAAATCTTTGATTTTTAATTCTATGAATTATAAAATTAATGTTTTTATAGCCGTTTCTTATTGTATGGATTTATCTCCCGATATAAGATCTAGTGTAGATTATATATTTTTATTAAAGGAGAATGTTTTAGATAACGTAAAAAAAATTTGGAAATGCTTTGGTGGAATGTTCTCTAATTTTGAACAATTTCAGCAAATATTTAAAAATTGTACGGAAAATTTTGAATGTTTAGTTATTGACAATACTACTAAATCTTACAACTTGAATGAAAATATTTTTTGGTACAAAGCTTAACGAGAAATAGGTTTTAGATCATTAGTCAGAAAAGTTTCATATAATTTGGTTTTAGGAAACTGAACTCGCGTAACATATACTGGTTGACAATTAGGTCTAGATTGATACAACTTTGTGCTTTGTATAACATAACCTCCCCTACCTAACGTCTTTATTTCTTTGGGGACTTGTTCTTCGGAAAATTTAAAATTAACAATTTGAACAGGTTGGCCTTTCGTTAATGTATAACTTGGTTTAAAATTATGGTTCCCCATTTAATATACTTTATAATAATAATTATTTTATTATATAATTGACAACGCAATTATTTTATTTTTGTAAAAATAAAATTATTATTTTATTTTTGTAAAAAATAAAATTTCGTATTTAATCTTTTAATTATATCTTTGATTAAATTAAATGGGTAATATTTTTGGACATTCTAGTGTCCAATATGATTGTAATACTACAAGAATGAGAGGTAGTATAGATGTTGGTTCTGGTGATAACAAATCAGTAGTAGAATTTAATTGTTCGGGGGTAGGAAGAAGTAGAGCAATGTTTTATGTAGGTTTTATTGGGATATTTTATTATTTAATAGCAGTAATTTATGGATTTATGCATGCTGAAAAAAATGGGTATGAATCGGGAATAAATTCTTATTTTGCTTATACTATTTTATGTTTGATAATAAGTTTATTAATGCTTACTTATGGATCACATAGGTTAAATTTTAAGGTTAGTGAAAATTCTGGATCTGCAGGATATGATTATAAAAGCGACATACCTTGGTTAAACCCTTTTGCCACAATAAAAAGTGAAAAGGCTGATGTTTCTGGAACTATGCTCAAATTTAAGGAATTATTACTTGAGAATAAATGTCCGACAGACATGGATGTTACAGGTTCAGTATGTGGGATTTTTAAAATTGATACCAAAGAGGGTTATAATAAAATATTTGACTCAAACGTCATAGATAATAAAGTTAAGTCGAGTAAAGGGTTAGAAACTTTATTGGTAGTTGCAAATTCACCAGAGGTTAAAAAAGTTAAACCGCAGGAAGTATTAAATTTAATAAAACAAGATGCTCAAATGCTGAAAACAAAGTTGGGAAAAATGGATAAAACAAATGTCGATGATTATTTTCAAAACCAGTATGATAAATGGAAAAAAGATAATGTTAAATATGTTCTTAGAAAAAAAGGTACAACAGGTATTAAAGTTGTTGATTCTAAATGGAATAAAACAATAGATAATTTAGAATGTAAGTATAAACCGACGAAAGAAACTTGTACAGAAGCTTGTGTTTGGTTAGACACGGTTAATAAAGATAATAAAATCACAGGAAAAGGTAAATGCACAACTAAATGGGAATGGTTTACGGGTGCTGATATAATGATGTGTGATGAGTGTGACCTTGCTTCGATTTATTGCACTTTAAAATATACGACTAGAACTGGGTTTGTTTGTTTTTCAATCTTAACTTTGTTAACTTTTATTTTCCTTATTAAGGTTGAATATATGGATGAACAAGATAAAAAGGAAACAAATATTCGAAAAGTTGTTTTGGTTATTGGATGGTTGTTTTGGTTCTTTCTAGTTATGGGTACATATTTCTTTTTCATGTTATTAGTAACATGCCCATCTGGTTCGGATATGGGAAATCAAGGAATAAATGATACTGGTATATTCGATCATTTTAGAATGGGTTGGAGATTAATAAAATTTTGGTCTCACGATAGTGGTCAATTAATAACTACTAATACTAACTGGGGTTCTCCAAGGTTTTTAATTCTAATAATATTTTTATTTAGTATTTTTGGATTATCTTTAGGTATGTCATTTAAAACTTTATTTTAATTATTTGTATATATTAAATGAGGATTAAAAAATCATTTATACAATTTAAAATAGATGACCCTTCTATTAAAGAAAAAGAGAGTTATACAAATTTTATAGGGGTGTTAAACGTAATTTTTTATTTCCTAATTATTTTATTCCCGTTTATTTCTTCATACCAAAAAGGAAAAATAGGTCTTAATAATCTAACTAATAATAAATATAATCTAATTTCTACAGCATTAAGACATGTTAATAAACCAATTCAATATTTATTACTATTAATATCAACAATAACAAGTACACTTTTTTTAATAGATAAAGGATTTTTTCTTAGACCAGATTTAAGATTACTTGTACCAATTTCTTATTATTCTATGTTATTTGGTATTTTTTTATTAACTATAATATTACCAGAACAATTTATTTTACATAATGTTATAGGTCTTTTTGTTATTATTTGTGGAATTGTGATAGTTACTTTTATTCATAAAGAGTATACACTCTATTTTGTAGAAGACGATCTTTATAAAATTAACAATTTATATATGTCTCTTATTATTTCTGTTATAATGGGAGTTTCTGTGGGTATTTTTAATATATATAATAACTATATCCGCAAAACAAAACTATGGCCCAATTACATCCCTTTTGTAAGAAATTTATTAGGGTTTTTTGAAATATTAATTTTTCTTATAATAGGAATAGTACTTTACGTCACTATTTCATACGTCCCTCTTCCAAATTAAAACCCACTTCTCCATTGATTACCAATTCTAGTCAACATACGCGGCTCTAACTGAGGTGCCACAAATTGGTTACTACCTATTAAAGAACCAACTAAAGGGGGTTGTTGGTTAGGTAATTTCTTTTCGTTACTTAGGTTTATTTGGGTTTTTGATTCATATTGGACACCAAAAGCACAAGGTGTATACCCCCTACCACTTATATTATAATCATTTGGGTTACAAGGACAAACGTTAGAAATAGGGTACCATGGCTTATTGGTATCTTGTTTGATTGGGTCTAGGCATCTGTATATTGAATAGTTCATTTACTTACTATCAAATATAATTTTTTCAAAATTTAATATACATTAAATTATTAACAAATATAAAGTTAAAAAAAGTAAAGGAATTAAGAGTGAATAGACAAGAGTTCAGATAAAGTAATTTAGAAATATAAAATAGTAAATATCCAATAATGAGAAGAATTTCAAAACCTAGTGTTAAAGATGATTATGAAAGAGCTCAAAAAAGGAAAGCTAGTTTTAAGAGAAACAAAAATAAGAGGAGAACTCCTAAACAATTGATTCCTAAAGTTAAATATGGTTCAGAAGAATATTATGAAGCAAATAAACAATGTTTGTTTTTAGGACCTTATTATGACCCTTTAGAACAGCATATCCACAAATGGAAAAATGGTACTATACCGTGTTCGGAAGATCCTAAAAATAAATTCTTTGTATCTGAAAATCTTAGAAAAGAGTATCATGGTAGTTATTGTACTATTTGTCATAAAACGAGATTTCTATTTAATATGGGGGTTTCAACTGGTGGTAATGTCTTGAATAAACGTACAAGTAATCTTATTGATGCAATGAAAGAATATATTAGTGAAGATGAAGATGAAGATTTCGATTCTAAGATTAGTAATAATGGAAATAAAAAACCCAGAGTGGGAGATATTAATGGTGTTTTTGAATTTGATAACGTAGATATTAGAAAATATGCAGTAGACCAAGAACTTTTTATCCCTCAAACATTTTGTAAATTTATCGATAACGACAAGATTACTAAATGTGGAAAAATTATAGAAGAGACTAAACCTGAAAAATTTGAAAGGTACCTGAATATTGAAGACGATGACGGGGTTATCCACAAAGTAAATACATATTTTGTATTCCCGCAATATAATCTTTACGAGAAATCGGAAAAGCTAATTCCAGTAAAAACACCCCCTAAATACGTTTCCCTTAAAAAAACCATTACTATTACTAAACAACGTTTTGGTAAACATTCTATTAAATTGTGGTTTGGAGATAAACAAAAAGAGTGGGAAATGAAATGGAATTGTTATACTACTTGGAGAAAATTCCAACAATATCTTAAGAAATGGCTTCCAAACGAATCAGAATTTTACCAATCTTTTACAGAAAGTGAGAAATATAACTCAGAGGAACAAGCGAAACTTAAAAAATATCACGGATATGAAGAAGATAAAGGAAACAAATTCCAACGTTACAATGAATGGATCAGACATAATCCTACCCCAATATTCTTACTACCAAAAGAACGCGTATCGAGTACATATTATAAAGTAACTGAAGAAGTAACTGAAGAAGTAACTGAAGACAACAATTACATTGACAACGAAATCCAACAGAATATGAAAAGACTCCGAATTTATTAAATAACAAAATAAAATAATAAAATAATACTTAAATAAACCTTTACAAATGAACCTTTACAAATGAACCTTTACAAATGAACCTTTA